TATACTTTCTCTTACATTATCAACAGTATGGCTATTCTTTCCATAGTCTAATGCTTTTTGAACTGCCTGTCTATATTTATCAAAAGTTTCTATTGTCATATCGCTGTTGTTCCTAAGTTTCCAGAGTTATCTACAGTTATCTTGTAACGATTTCCGTTAGGTGCTTTCAGTATTAACCTTCCATCATTAATATTTATATCCGTATCTTTCTTAAAATTTCGTCTATCTTCTTGTTCTATAACAAAGTTAGTTTGTTGTTGTAAGGTTGCGCTGTACTCTGATGTTGCTGAGGGCAGTCTCATTATCCTCTCCCCCCACCTGCCTTTACAAACATTTGCATTATACCAACTCGCCAATCGGTATTTCTAGCAGTATCAATTCTAAATTTTACTTCTCTTGCTTTAAAGCGAACATCTGTTGGATTAGTTAAAGCAAAAGCTCCATAACTTATTTCTGGGCTAGTTGGATAGTTTCTAACTTTAAAGGTGGCAGTAACATCTCCTAATGTCTTTTCGTCAGGAATAACACTTAACACATTCATTAATCTACCTTGTGGCTGGTCTATTTGGTATGGAGCTGATTCGGCAAAGACTCCAGTTGATTCTCCTGTGTAAGTATAGCCTGTCTCATGTTCATAAAGTTTGTTGTCAGCACCAACCATTAAAGGATTTTCAAAAGTACCTTTATCAGAAGCGCACGTTCTTGCTAATTCCCCAACAATCCAATGATTTTCCTTATAATTCCAAGCGACATACCGATTAACTTCATTAGAACTCGAAGAAGGATAAAACCACCATATCTCAGAATTTGCTGAATTATTAAAACCATAAACCTTTGACCTTTGTGAAGAATTAAAATCAGAAAAAACATAATCACTTACATCTGATGTTAAAGGTTTAACCATTCCATCATATATAAAAAATCCTCCTCTACCAAACCAACAACAAAAACTGTCGGTAGCTACGGAAGAATTAGTTGACGCTACACCGCAATTTGAACCAACCCTATCTACAGAATAAACAAAAGGAAGCCCAACATAACTAGCTGCATAAGCATCAACAGTAGATAGTATAAGAATCTGTCCTTTTACCCTTATACCATTTAACAACTCACCAGCTCCAGTAATATTAAAGCTACCAGATTGGTTTGTAGCACTAGGCGACCAATCTGTGTTATCTTCTAGGTCAGACCATTGTATTCTTTTTCTATCGCCGCCAGCTCCTATTAACATTAAAGCTCTTTCTTCTGTAACAACCAAGGCTTGATTTGATGTGGGAGCTTGAGTTATAACGGCAGCCTTTGAACTTGGTGTGCCAGTCCATTGATATACCTTACCATCTCTATTAGAGCAACCAACAAGATATTCACCCCAATTATCTAATGACCAAGTTGTAGCTGGAATCAAAGTTCCACCATCTGGTCTTTGAGTTCCATAATTAACTGTTCCATAAGTAAAATTGCCAAATCCAGTACCAACTGTTGCGTCATCAAAACCTGTTGTAAAATTAACAGGCGTAATGTCGTGTTGAGTTCCATTCTCTGTATAAATATACAATCTTGAAGATGTTCCAATAGCGGTGCGTCTATTATTTGAGTTGTCAGTCCAAGTTCTCATTCTTCTTGCTTTGCCTATTGTAGTTGCAGAACCTCTCTGTGACCATCCTCTAATGGGTTGCATAGCCCCTTCATTCCAACGAACTAAATTACAGTCATGCCACCGCCCTTTAGCTTGCATTTCTGTTCCGTTTTTATAAACACCACTTGGTAAATTTATAGGTACATAAGGCATTATTTTTTAACTCCAGTTTTAAGCTCATAAGTCCTAAGTGTTCCTAATCCTAAAACTCCGAATAATACAGGCATCATAACAGACATATCAGCTTGTGGTATATCAATATCAAATATAGCAAGAATCGGTGAGAAAAAATACTGTAAACTAAAAGATAATACTAATACCCAGCAAAGAGTTGGTCTCCACATGGATTGAAATAAATTTGAACTCTTTGCATCTTGTAGGTTAATTTGCGCTTGAGCTTTATCTATTTCAGTAATAGAAGATATTAAATCAGACTCAAGTTTTGACTTTAAATCTTTATCTGAAACAAACTTGTCTAATATTTTAGACACATTTCCTATAAGAGATGTTGCTAACAAACTCATAATCTACCTTCCTTGATTGGTGGTGTTATATATCCTAAACACCTTTCAAAAGATTCCTTGGTCGTATTTTTATTTTCAAAATTAGCTTCTGATATTTTTGTAGTACATCCTCTAATTTCTTCAACTGGTTTAAATATAATTACATTTTCTTTAATTGCTGCTAACGCTACAAAATCTGTATCTTCTTTTGTTAATTTTCTTTTAATTCTTCCTACAGAAGTTGAAAAATTATAACGAGGTCTACCACCTTTGACAGAAAATTTATCAGTAGTTCCAGAGCATTTAACTTGGAGTCTTATAGGTTTATTCAATACATTTACTATTATATCATATCCGCCAGCATCCACTAAAGAAGTGTGATAACCTAACTTTTCTAACTCTAAACAAACCATTAATTCACCAACCCTACCTAACTGCTTATTATTGTTACCCAAACCATCTTCCAAGGCTAGTAGCAACAGCAGCGGAGATTCCAGACGCAGTAAGGAAAACTCCTATTATTATTCCTCGACCAGACTTGAATTGTCCTTCAAGAGAGTCAATTCTTCCATTTAATCTATTAACTTGTTTTTCTAAGGACTCCACTACAACAATTAACTTTCCTTGTTCTAGCTCTGATAAACCAGCCATTAAAATTATACCTTTTTATGCTTACAGCTATAATGAACATTTTTAAAATTCAATGCACAATATTTAAGTGTCTTTCTATATTCTTCTGGAATATAGTGTAACGGCACAAAAGAGCAAGCTAGAGAAGATAAGGTAACAAAACTTGTTAAAATTGTTAGTAATATAATCATTTAAAGTCCCTCTGGAGTTTTTGGAAAAATAGTATCTATGTACCATTTTTCTTTTTTGGTTAAGTTAAGTAAAGATTCTTTGTAATCTAATATTTCTTTAGGAACAGAAACAGTGTTGCTGCTTATATAATCTTCTGAAATACCTATTTGTTTTTTGTTAGCAGTTAGTTTTGCTTTAAGATATTCAATATCCTGTTCTTCTTCTTGAATTTCTCCAATCTTATTTAATGTATAAATAAGCCCAATAGATTCAGAAGGTTTCAATTCTTTGATATAACCTTCTATTTCTAAATTTTCCTTTTCAAGAATATCAATGTAGATAGATTGATTTTTATTTTGGTCATGCTCATCACATCTTTCAATTAAACGATTTAATTTACTTTGTTTATTTCTTTCAAGGGCATCTAAATCATCTTTTAAAAAATCTTTTGATTCCCAAAATAAAGACCATTTCCCATCAAGTGATTTATGTTTAATAGAGTATACCTTGCTTTCTGTATATTTTTCAATTTTTGGTAGCGGAATATAAACAACATTTATACCTAACATATCATTTGTAGTATTTAAAGGAATAGAGATATTAGGAAAATCTTTTGATAAAGATTGGGTTGTATCATAAAATTTTTCTGTTTTTGTATTTATATATGGCATATTTTTTCCTATATACTTTCTTTTTTAATAAGATGTCCAGTAGGTACTGTGAACTCTTGAGCGGTATTGGTATAAATGGTACTGTCCATTCCAGTTACAACACCATAGGTATAATTAACGATTTCAGAAGTTGTTATGTTTCCAGTAAATACAGAAGTTATTTCAGAAGAAACACCGTAAAAGAAATCTTTATTAGTTCCAGTTATAGAAACTGATGATGATGAAGTTCCGCTACCATCTAAAGGAACTCTAACAGCAAAAAACCCATAATTAGTAGCACCATTTACTGTTGCTGTGCTTGCCTTTGTCATTATATTAAGACCTTCCTTTCCATCTACAATTATTCTATTACCCTTACCTTCATCCCAAGTATCACATTGACCAGCATCACCACCTAAAACATTACACCATCTGAAACTACCACTAGAAGTAAGACTTATAACACCACTTTTAATGTCTGAGTTACTAGAGGATGGGTCTGTTTGATTAAAATATTTAGTACCGCCATTTGATTCAAAGTAAGCATAAATATTCTCATCATCATCTACACATATTCCTAATCCTAATAGTGAACTTGAAAAGTCAACGTCATATCCAGACCCTGATTTTCCTCCACCTATACAGCGACTCCATACCTCATTCCCAGCAGTAAATTTACTAATCATAAGTTGAGTATAGGCATTTCCACTTCCAGTATAAGTATTTCCTTTGGCAGCATAAAGAGCATATACATTACTTCCAGTTCCAGTTGTAAGACAGTAAACACCTTGGTTATCAGTTAATCCAGTTTCCCACGCTTTAAGGTAATTACCATTCATGCCATTAACATCAATCTGTGCATACCAAGGATATTTATTGGAATTTGCAGCAAAGGGCGTATTAAATTGACCACCTACATAAGCATTTCCACTAGAGTCACTAGCTATTGAGTAACCCCTACAAGTTTTACCACCGCCACTACCATTGTGTCCAAACTCTCTACATTCAGAAGTTCCTGTTTGCCATTGAGCAGTCGGTGAAGATTGTGACCAACGACCAATCTGGGTATTGTAAGCAGCTGGAGCTGGTGAGGCATATTGGTCGCCTAACCACCATAGTTTTTTGTTATCATTTTTTTGAACACAAGAATCTTTTAAGCGATTTGGTCTTACTGCAGAACGAAATGTTGACATTCTTTGAGCAGACGCATTACCCCATTGTGTTTCTGGTTTTCCAGTTTGAT